GAATCCAGCATGGCAATCATGAAGCCTTCGATCTTGCCGTCCTTCTCGGACACCATCACCAGCGTGCCGCCCATGTTCTTATGGCCGTGCCGCTGAATGGATCGCGCCATTAACTGCTTGGCATCTTCCCGGTCAAACTCTGCCGTATCGGCATAGACGCTGCGGTTATGGGCATCTTTCATGACCTCAATAACGCCGGGAATGTCAGTGAATTTGGCTGCTCTGACGGTCATTACGCTCTCACCCAACGACCGCCTTGGCCTTTGCGTGGCGGCATCCATCGCCAATCAGGGTCATCTCGTCTCGGATCGCCAGGCTCATTACTGTTAATCGGAAGGTCTGCTATCGCGTCCTGTTCCGCCTGCTCTTCTTCTTGTTCTTCTTCTCGCTGAACAAATGGCTCTTCGACTTCTCCCCATTGAAGCTCGGCGAGTGTTGGGTACATCTGCTGCATCAGCGCGATGTTAGAATTGCGAATGTCTGCGGCATGCTGCAACTGCTGCTCTCTTGCTTCTCGTGGCAGGTCAGTATTGGCATTGATCTGATTCACCAGTGTTGCGTAGTTACTCTCAATGTTCTGGAAAGCCTGCATTTGGGTATTGGTCTGCTGGTTATCCGCTTGACCTTGCTGTAATTCAAACCGATCCCGATCAAGGCCCATTCCTTCGTTGAATCGCCGGGTATCTTCATCAAATCGCTGCTGGTCAAGGCTCAACCCTTGATCAAACTGGCGCTGCTGTTCCTGGAATCTCTGTTGATCCAATCCAAACCCTTGATTGAACTGGCGCTGTTGCTCACCAAACTGATCGCGCTGCAAGCCAAATCGGTCTTTTTCCAACCCAAACCCTTGGTCAAACTGTCTCTGCTGCTCACCAAATCGGTCTTTTTCCAACCCAAACCCTTGGTCAAACTGGCGTCGAGACTCGTCAAACTTGCGCTCTTCAAGTCCAAGGTTGCGATCCTGTTCTTTATCCCGCTGGCCAAAGTCCTGAGCTTGCATGTACCGGCTGTTCTCAAGCTGCGCGTCTGTCTGCGCCATTGGGATAGCTTTATCTAAAACTGCAGCCTCCCCGGCTTGTATAGCCATAGTGCTATGCAGCAGCCCGCGCCTACCTGCTGTCTTTTCGCCTAGCATCCTCTGGCGTTTGTTGAGTGCGCTATCCGGAGATGCGATCTGGCTCACCCGGTCAGCGACACCCATCGGCACTGCCTGCTGGTTACCCAGTTGCATGCCGCTTTGATCTGACGCAGCCTTCATGCCTTGTTTGCGCTGCTGCATCTGCTGCTTCACCCGCTTGTTGTGCGGCCCAAGCTGTTGCTGAAATAGCCCTGTCATCTGTCTTGCCTCCGGGGTGAGTAGTACAGCACCGCCGCGTGTATGGTGTGCTCGTCGGTATAAGTGGATGTCGAAGACAGCGTCAGCGAGAGAGTTTTACTGATGCCGTTGAGATAGGATTCAACCTCTCCCTCCCAGTCCAATACATTATCAAAGCCGCCATTATTGAATGCTGAAACTTCTCGCGATGCGTATTCAACTTGTTCTGCGTTTGAGTAACGATAATTTGCTGCAATGCTTAGCTGGGTATCGGTATCGCCTGATACCTCAAGCACCGCCTTGTACCAGCGCTTGTTGTACATCGGCCCGCCAACATGGTTGAAGTTCAGCGTCATCGTTGATGTGAATTCAGCGCCATCGAACGAAGTCCCGGAATCCATCTGGTATACCATGCCGCTATCATCACCGAAATACAGCACCTCATTGCCGTCAGAATCCTTGCCAGAGCACGCGCAGGTCACCGCAAAGCCAAGGTCAAACACCATGACTTCCGGCCTCTCACGGCCAAAATAGACCGTTATGCCGGTGCCATCGCTGAAGAACAATCGATACTGATCCTTCTCGCGCACCCGCATGGAAGCCACAGGCGTCACGCCTGCCCGCTGCTTGGCTCGAAACAATGGTTCAACCTGCCGGGTGATCGTGCCGACATTGAAATCGCCGTATTGCTCTGTATTGGTCAGGTTGCGTAAACCCTGGTTGTCCATGTAAATCGGCTGACCGATCTGCTGGGCAGTCCACGACTTACCACCGGCACTGTTGGTGAGTGTTTTAAGCACCCAGTTTGCCGAGTCATCACCAAACAGTACCGCCACCTTGTTGTCAGCGAATACCGTTAATGCGCCAGATACCGAAGCCTGTAGATCCGTGATCTCTTCACCGACGTTGATCTCTCCGGCCCCGGTTATTACGCTCCATTCATACGGGTTGCCGTAACTGCTGTGCTGAAGCGAACCGCCATCAAACGCCAGGAACAGGTGATATCGGTGCGCTTCGATGCGGATCGGCTTATCAATGGTCATCCCGGTACTGATCGTGATCAGGTTCGTGCCATCCCACTCAAGAGCTGGCCCGACGCCATTGCAGGCGTACATTTTGTAGTTTGGTGATGTCATGCGGGAGTCAACGGAGGCAAGTAGGTGTTAACCGGCCAGTCATTCGTACTAACCGTTCCAGGGTACCCGTGTATTGCTTCAGAGATATAGGTGCCGGTCAGGGTAAGTGCCGTACCGTCATACTCCCGCAGAACAAGGTAGTTGGAGCCGTTCGTGCTGGTTTGCACGATACTCTCCCGCGCATGGCTCCACGCCACGTCAGTTGATGTTGCTGATGTCCCAGTTGATAGTAACCCTAATTCAGTGAAGGCATCTGTGCTCGCGTCGAACCGACGCACACGCTGATCTGTTGACAGGTTTGTACGGTAACCAACCTGAGTTCCGTCACTACTGAAGTATGCCGAAGTCACAGGGGTTGGGCTTATGTTGTCGGCGGTGCTCGCGGAACCGAGTGCCGTTCCGCCCCATGTGCGGAAGTAGGCTCGCTGTGCGAAACTCTCAGCGGAGGTTCGTGCATAAAACATAATGCGCATATCCGCCAGTACCTGGCCAATAGTCGGCGGCTCTGGCACAGCAAGAAGTGCGTACCCGCCGCTGAGCGTGTTACCGCCCAATGCGGTAATGGTTTCAACTGAACTCGTGGTGCCGTCGCTGTAAATCTCGTGCAGCGAGAAATGGTCATCCCACGCTCCACACACAATCAGGCCCGCATCTCCAGCAAAGGCCGACGTGTACGGCGAACCGCCTGAACTGGGCGACGGCAGGGTCAAGGTTAGACCAGCCCACGCATTGTCCTTGTCGAGAAGCAAGTATTTATTGCCCACAAATGCGCAGACATACCGCCCGCTTGATGACCAGCTTACATGTCCCTCGTCATCTGTTGCATCCACAATGGCCGAGGCGACAACAGATGTCCATCCCGTTGTTTCGTATATTCGCAGGGTGCGATCTACTGTGACTACAGCTAAGTGAGTGCCGCCAGGACTGAAAGCTACATGCAGCCCGTGTTGAGCGACTACCGGAATGTCGGCGGTCACTTCCTCAAGCGTGGTCACGTTATACACACGGAAAGCGCGGGCCGTGTGGCCCCACGCAAAAGGATCAATGTAAGACACAGCCGCAAGAACCTGTACCGATGGTATGTCGTAGTTGTACGTCGATGTGCTTGTGTACTCTCTGCCAAGTGAGTCAACCGCATCCACCTTTACGGAAAAACTACCGCTTGTACCTTCCGATAAAACAATATCCGCTGTAGCAGGCGATGTTGCGCTTAACTCTATTTCAACGTCATTGTTCTTGATTGATATAGACGCTGGCGTAATACCGGCACGCTCATTGGTAAAGGCGGCGTTGACTGTGTAAGTACCGGCTGTATCGATCGTAGTGTTAGGGTCAATTACTGGCATTACGGTGATTCCAACGTGACAGTCAGAACAGAATCAGGCACTTCAGCTAGAATCGCGCTCGATGAGCCAAGGAAATTGTAATTTACGAAGTCGTAACGCCCGCCAGCAGGCAGGGTTGCGGTAGCTTGAGAGGAACCGGTGAGGTCGGCAAAATAGCGGCTGTCGAGATAGCTGTAGCTCGCACCGACATAAATGCCTTCATCCGAGAATGTGCCTGATACACTGGTCACAATGAATGACCCGATGGCGTCATTGTCAGCCCAGTCGCCCGAATCAATGCGAACCTGGGTCACAGTTGCTGTTTCAGCAGACGATTCGCCAATGATCACGTCATACAGCTTCACTTCAAGCAGTGTCACTGACGAAATGGCCGCAAACATCAGGCCGGTCATTGGCTCAGCGTCCACATAACCCGGCAGATTGATGTGGCCTGACCCGGCAAACGGGCTGGTGGTTCTGGATGTCACGCGGACAATGAAGCGGCCCACAGCGTCCTGACCGGCAAACGAGCCAGAATCGACCACAATCTGTTCAATGGTGCCTGTCCAGTGAGTCGTTGTTGTCTCGGTAGAGATAACGCCGCTTGACCATACCGTCGTACCGTAGGACGTTTGAGTGATAGTGTCGCCAACCTGCGGCGTGATGACTGTTGCCTCTGTAAAATTGGCCCAGCTATCCGGCATGGAGAAATCAATAACCCATGCGCCACCGTTGGTGAACGGTATCGTGGTCGATCCAGCAATCGCTTCCCAGCCTGAATTGGTAGCCTTGTACATGACACAAGCCGTACCAGCCACGTTATCCCGGAAGGCGTAAATATCGCCCTTGTATTCCCAGATGCCGCGAATATCACCAGATCCAGGAACTGCCGCAATAGCATCTCGCCGAGCCTCAATCGCAGCCTGGATATAGGTGTCATTGGTTCCAAGGGATTGCGTGCCGTTGGCCACCGCTACAGTAGCAGCCGACACCTGAAGGTTCTCGTCATCGGTATAGGTGCCGGTCACATCAACCAACGGAATGAACCCCGCCGCATCATTGCCATCCCATGACCCGCTAACCACCACAGCATCAGCCACCGCCGTTCCGGTAGCGCCAGACGTTGCGCCGATCACTATGTCATCAGTGGATATAGCTGTCGTACCAGCATCAAAATCCAGCCGGTAATAGGCAGCCTCGGACGGGCTTGGTTGGCCGTCAAACCGTTCAAATCCACCAATGCGCTTATACCCTCGCACTTCAGGCTCGTAGTTGGTTGACGCAACCACGTGACCATCAGGCATTTCAATGTGCGGCGTGATAAGATCCAGCCCACCACGCATTCTTACCAGTTTATTTTTCATGCCAACGCAGGCGCTCCAATCGTAATCCGCTCATGCAATTGGTCACGCTCCAGAGCAAACAGCAGCTCACCATAGCGTCTTCGTGCAGTCTGCATATGCGTTGCCGCCTCATCAAAATCAGCCAGGCTAATCAGAGCTTTCCACATGATGATCTTGTGAAACCGCTCCGGCAGGCTTGGCTCATCAGCATCACTCGTAAGCTCCTGTGGCGCCTTGATGTACTGCCCGCGAACAACATAGGTGTTGGCGGTGTCCGGCTTCGGACCGAAACACAGCTTGTTGTCCGGGCTCATCGCCACACACGTCGGCTTGGTGTCGGTCGGCGTACCACGGTCGTACTGCTCTTTCCACAGCCGGTAATCAATCCACGGCAGAAATGACTCGCCCGCCTGATCTGTTTCCAGATAGATGGTCATCACACCGTCTTGCACCCACTGGGCGTGATCAGTAATACCCAGATCATCAGCCGTGTACTCTGCCTGCCCGCCAATCAACTCGCTGGTGAAGTCAGAGCGCATGAACCCCCACGCATTGCGAGAATACTGCAACTCCTGCCAGGCATCCTGTACCCAATTAACGATCAGTGCTAATCGGCCAGTTTGGCCGGTAACTGTCGTCGGCTTATTACCATCGCCCGTGCCTGAGTACAGGGCAACGGCCTGACACAGTTCAAGGAACGTCATCAGGCAACACGCTGGTAGGGATATTTTGGAACCATGCGCGGAACGGGATTGATACCACCGTCTGGCAACTGGTCATACTGCGCTTCTTTTGCGTTCTCCAGCACATGCAAATATTTCTCGGCAATCACAACCGGCTCACCGCGCGGAATCCAGATACCACGGCCATTAACTGCAGCAAACACTGGTCGAGACCCCCCGGGCATGCTGCTCTTTTGTATGATGATGGTCACCTTCCGGCTTCCGTCATCTTCAGCAGGTTCGGCTTTGCTGGCAGGCGCACTGATTTTGCGAACGGTAGGCGCTTCTGGTTCAGAAACTTCAATCTCATCACCTTCCCAGGCCGCAGCGATCTTCGCTCGAACAGATGCCAGTGACTCGGTGCCTTTGACATCCAAACCCAATACTTTGGTTGCAAACTCGCGGAGTTGATATCCTTTGGCGTCTTCGATTTTAATCTTCATGATTTTTACTCACAAAAAAGCCCACCGAAGTGGGCTGTATGGTTATGCAGTAGGATCAGTTGGCAATATGCGGTACCAGACCTGAACCTCAGCCGTGCTGTCACCACCACCTACAACGGTGAACTCGTCACCCCCGTTACTGATGTCCACAGCTTTGTTGGCAATGCCGGTTTCAGCGACAATCAATTCAGTCAGGTTGCCAGATAGCCCTTGTGTGGTAGCCGTAGCATCCACCAACCCGTCAGACTGCATAGTGTCAATAGTTGACCCGCCGTTATACTCCAGGATCAGATCACCATCAGAAGCTGCATCGTCGATTGCCGTGGTTACAAAGATGGTACGGAACCGCCACGCCAAAACCTGGATGAAATACCCCGCACCCGGAGCAGGAACCACCTCGATTGGTGTTGCCGCCAGCGCCTGCAAATTGGCGTTCGACAGTGCAACGACTGCGCTCTTGACGATTGGTGTACCGTCGAGATTGCCGTCTGCATCCAACACCAGCGCCTTGCTTGCTGCGCTAGTACCAGCCGTCACGCCATCCACAAAGCCAAGCTCTGTATCTGACAATCCGTTGAGTGTATCGACCACGTTGCGCAGGATCTTGCCCAACGCACGCAAGTCGCCACGCTCAGCAGCCGACGCCAACGCAACATTTAGATCATTAACAATAGCCATTTTGGTTACCCCTTAATTGGCCAAAAAAAAGAGCGCCGAAGCGCCCTTTCCTTATGCGTTGCTGTTAACCGTCGCGCCACGCAGCCCAACGCAACAGCTTGGCTTCTTCGGCTACACTTGAGCCGATGGTGAACCCTTCGCTGTTTGACGTGGAACCCACATACGCAGACACTGCATCGTTACCTGTTGCAGAAGCAACGTCGCCAGAGATGGAGAAAGAATGCGCCACTTGAACGGTTACGGTCGCCTGGTTGGTGTCAGTGCCAACATCGACGTTCTCAGAACCAAACGTGCCAGTGATATTCTGGCGCTTGGCCACAAAGAACCCGGCAGCATCGCCGCCAGCCCACGTACCGCTATACAGCAGAACCTGGCTGATAACCGCAGTTGCTCCAGAAGTCGCGCCAGTGATCGTGCCGCCAACAGCGATTTCAGTCGTACCACCGCTCGAAAACGGAATAACCATGTCGTTAGCGAACGCACAAGTGATCAGATCACCGTCAGTCGCATTCAAGACATGAACCAGGTCAGGGATAAACCCGCACTCAATGTTGATGGCAGCACCGTTACCAACCGTGATGCCGGACTTGAATTTATTACTCATAACTAATTCCTCAAAAACGAGAAAGGCCACCGAGGTGGCCAATTTGGTTCACGGTTGATTACAGGTCGCTAACAGCAACCTCCAGTCGGCATCCCCACGCTTCATTCAAGATGAGCGTAGCGTGCCATGCTTTCCAGCCGACATAGCCGCGCTGGCCCAGCGGATCGTCCTTGGTCTTTTGACCAACAGGGATGATCGACGGGCTTACGCTACCCTGACCACGCAGCGGCACAGAACCGTAAGCCTCTTTACCGAAAATGAGGATCGGGTAAATGTCAGCGTTGGTGCCTGATGTGGTTACCATGTTGTCGCCTGAACCGGCAAACGCGCCACCAACATCAGGGATAGCAGTCAGATCAGGAGACGACACGAATCGCACGTTTTCTACTGAACCAAACTCATATTCACAGCATGGCTGGCGTGAGCCGTATTCGGCAACTGGAGTGAACCCAGGCAGATTGCGAATGTCAGCTTCGCAGTCTGTGTGACACACAGCGACATAGCTGGCTTCAATCGGCTTGGTCTGGAAATTAGGCGAGCCATCCAGAATGCGAGTGTGCATCATCGCCTTCTGAGCTTTCAGAAAACGCACAACAGCACGAATCTTGTTCAGGCTAACCGGTGTGTTGACCGCGTTTCGAGCCGCACCATTCGCGTAGTAGACGTTGGTGCCTGCTTGCAGCACGCCCCAATCAAGCGCCTCCATCGTGCGGCCAATGTTCTCCCCGCACTGCATAGTTGCATCGTTCAGCACTGGATCTTCGTGCGTGTCCTCGATGTGATCAGTGATCTCTACCACCTGACCATATTGATTCAGCGATACGCTCACATCCTCATACCGGAACTGAGTGCTGGATGGTGTTACGCCCTCGACCAGCGGAGTGGTCTGGGCAGTGAAGGTTACCGGGCGACGGAACTTGATCGTCTGGGTTTTGTTCTTCGGCATCGGACGAACCAATGCGAACTTGTCCAAAACGCGAACCGGGCCTGCGTGCTTAAGCATTTGACGCTCAGCGTAAACGTTTGTGCGCTGGGAAATACCAGGGCTGTTGTATTCAGTAGTAGCCATTGGGTGTTACCTCGGAAGCTATGCCCGAGACTGACGGCGCTCCATTTCCTCAAACTGCTTCCATATCTGCTCAGGATCTCCGTCCTCCGGGATACCAGACTTGGCTCCCGGCCCACGAGCCTTGGCAGAGGTTGCAGTTTTCAGTTGGCGTTGCCGTTTGTCAGCGAGCGAATTTTTAGGAGTTGTTTGCTCACCGATCCCCTTGAACTGTTTGTACCTGCCGACGACATCAGCAGCCTCACGGTAATCGACGATCTCATTACCATTGCGTGCGGCGGCCTCCTGGATATGTCGCGGTTGTTCCTGCAACCACTGCATGAAACCCGGATCACTACCAACGTCAACCCAGTCGGGATGCTCGTCGGCCAATAGTGTCGCCTGCTCATCGAGCGCTTGTTGGCGCCTTTCGGCACCGATGGCCCCCAGCTCCTTTTGCAGTCGAGTCTGCTCAGATTTCATCTGATCCAGCATCTTCTGAATAGGCTTGGCGATTTCCGGATAGTCTTCCGTCAGTGCTTTGAAATCATCATCGCTATCCTGCATAGCGGCCTTGTCACCTGATTCGGCGGCTTGCTGACGTTGCGATGTGAGCTCATTGATCTGACGTTGCAGAGCGGACAACCGGCCACGATTGGAGCGATCTGACTGCTCCAGTTTGGCTATCATGTCCTGCGCTTGCTGGTACTGCGTTTTCAGTTCTTCGGGCGCTTGCGCCCAGGGATCAGTATTCTCCGGTTCTTCCTCCGGCTCAGCGGCTTGCGGCTCTTGATCTGATTCCACGTCATCAGCGGCTTCGTCAGCGGCTGGTGATTCTGCTTCATCAAATTCCGTCCACAGTGCGGCTTCCTCGGAATCCTCCGGGGTTTGGTTTTCGTCTGTCATGAGTGTTTACCTATACGGCGGCTTTGCAGCGGCCAGGTTGGTGAAACTGCTTAACCGTCGTTTGAGGGTTTCGCAGCGGGGAACTTTAAAATCTCGCGGTATGCAGCTATCCTGCCTCGCGCATATTCGGTTTGAATCGCATCGAGCATGTGCGATTCAAGAATGTTTCGCTGGTTTTCAATGCGCGACTTGACGCGGCTTTCGATCTCGCGCCATGTGTCGCTGTAAACATCTATCGGATTAGGCATGCGCCAACGCTCAGCGTCATGGTGCTGGATGCGGTTTTGGTGTGATCCAGTGCCACCCGCCATGTACGTGGTAGCAGGTCACTCGCTGCAACGTTTGATGCTGCAGCAATGCCGGGATAAACCCGCAACACGGTAGTGCCGACTGCTGTCAGCGATGCAGATGCAAGAATGTCGTAATACTTGCCGGACAGCTCGCACTTGCCTTGGATCTTAACAACCAGCGCGTGTGTGCCAGACTCGGCGGTAATATCGACAACCACAGCAACGCCACGATGCGATTTGTTCGTTAGGTCATCGCCATTTTCATCTTCGTCACGCACACCGCTGGCGAAAACTGTGATGTACTTGTTGGCTTCTTCGTGAATCTGACTGCCTTTGTCGTTCAGCATTACATGTATCCTCCGCCGCTGGCTCCGTTGCGTGCTGTCATTGCAGCTTCGCCCGCGAAAATTCGTTCTCTACTTGCTGTTAGCTGTCGGCCCTCTTCTAAACGGGCTTCCAGCTCTTCCAGCTTCATATTCATTTGTGCAGCCAGGCGCATCATCTCAGTCTCGCGTTGGAACTCGGCCAGTTGCATCTTGCCTTCCAATTCCATTTGCGCCAGGTTCATTTGCGCCTCAAGTTTCATTATCTCTGGATCGGGTTGAGGTGGTTGCTGTGCAGCCTGTGCAGCCTCCTGCTGTATATCCTCGTCGGATTTGATCAGCTCATCCGATGGCAGCATCATGGTCTGAACCAGTCGTCGCAGTGCAGGCAAACCATCATCACGCAGATACGCGCCCAGCACCGGGTGACCGGCGAACGCCTGGATAAACGACATCAGGTTGGCGCTCTGCATCTCGCGTACTAACAGCACGCTCGACCCGCGAGCATCCACGTCGTAATCGCCCTTGATGTACTCCTTGGGCGAAAACTGCATCAGAAAATCGTACATGCGACGGATGTTCGGCGTGGTCATGTCGTCATCGAAATTCTTGACGATGCGCCGGAACACTACGTTTACGCTATTCATTAACAGCGACATACCGTGCGCTGTCTGCGTGACGTGTGCGCCCTGCTCGCCCTGAGCAATAACCGGGATATTTGTCTCGTCATCGATGGTCTGCTTGGCCATCGTGATAATGTTGGCCAGCTCGCCTTGGTTACTCGCAATGTTGAACTGCTCGAAACCCGGCGCTTGCGGGTTTGCTCCGGGTTTACGCAGCCATAGCTTGCGTGGTTCGAGCGCCCAACTGTCATTAGCTGGTTCGATCACGTCTTGATTGACCACAATCTGCGGGCCACTTGATAACCCCGCATTGTCGAGCATGGTTCGCCAGCCAGCGTTCAGCGCGGTCTGTGAGTCGCGCATCATGTACGGTATGCCGAAACCGAATATCGACGCCTCGTCTTTCGCAAGATTGAACACGGAATAGATAGGCTCGCCTGAGTCAAGGTAGTGCAACCCGAATTTCAGAATTTTGCCCTGGCAGAACCAGATAACGACCGGGATCTCAATCAGGGGGTCAATGTCACCATCAACACCAGCGTCTTGCAGTACTTCATCCAGCCCTAACGCCTCGGCTATGGTGCGCAGGTCATCGCATGACATCGCGCCGTGGTATTCCCAGACGTGATAACGATCTAATTCAGTGTCGTGATACGCGCCTGTTATCGAGCGAATATCAGCGATATACATCGGCGTCGAGTCACGCGGCTTGTCTTTCAGTAGCTCACGGAACGAATCAGCAGCACCGTCGAAACCGGGTTGGCGCGATAGTCGGCGCAGTTCGGTGGCGTTCATCCGGTGCCGCTCGAAAATACCCTCACACTCGTCAATAGTGCGTGCATCCATGTCAGGAAAGAATTCCCACGGATCAACGCGCCAGTACGCTGCTTTTGTGTCCTCGGCTTCGATCATCTGATAGCCGGATTCCGTCTGTTTCCAGTGCTTGCGATTGCGGCCACCGATTACCGGGCCTTTCATCACACCAGTGCCCAGTTTGCACGCATCACCGATAACGTCCCGCGCCTGGATTGAGTACCGGCACTCTTTGAGGTGGTCGGCAATCTCTTCTTCCATCGCTTTCGAGCGCTTGCGTGCCTGCTCTTTGCGGGCTTCGATGATAGCCAGGTTTTCCTGAGCCATCGCAGATGCTTGTTGTGCAGCCGGGTCTTCCGGGTTCTGCTCGGCCTGCTGTGCCAGCTTGGCAGCTTGTTGAGCAGCTTCCTCAGCCTCAGCGGTTAATTCGGGCACTGGTGTTGGCAACACGCCAAAATTGCGGTCATCAGTCGGAAATAGCATGTCAGACAGACGCGCTTCACAGCTATCAGTCTTTGGCCTGGTCTGATTGATGAACAACCATGACTTTTTAGCCAGCTCTAGCTCGCGCTTGAAATCATCGCTGTATTTGCCGTGGTACTGCTGCAGATCCTCTAACCATCGCTTTTCAACGAGGTTGCGCTTGGATACCCGGTCATCAGCTTCTTTTTCCAGCTTTTGTATAATGCAGCCCAGTTTGATCTGTAGCTGTGCCTGATACTGTTGCGCAGACTGCTCTGGAGTCTGCATCGGGATGCTCTCAGCGGTTTCGTACACGCTATTTGCCCCGGCCTTTGCCTTTTTTGCACTTTGCCATATTCAAACTCTCTTGAAAGTTGACAGGTCAGAAGGGAATTGAACCCCTAACCTGCGGTTTTGGAGACCGCCGCTCTACCAGTTGAGCTACTGACCTAGCATTAAATGCCCGCAGCGCCGGATGATGACGCGCTGCCGATTGAATTGTGATCTCTGCGTGCTGGCTGGACTTGGGCGCTATTGCAACTCATTATCAGGTAGCGCATACAGTCCATGAGATGGTCGTTTTGCTTTACGATCTGGCCTTTCTCGTCACGCCGATAGATGCGGTACTCATCAAAAAAGTGCTGACAGGTTGAAAATACTTTGAGCCTCTGCGTGCTCAGTCGCAGCCATACTTCGTAGATGCCAGCTTCAACCGCGTTCTTAGCCTTGACCAGCTTCAGCCCTTGCTGCTGATACGCTTCCATCAGCTTTTCACCGTCGAACTGCGACCGGCCAT